CGCGGTGGCCGCCAGTAGCAGTTCGCCGCAACCGCAGCTGCGTGCGGTGTCGAAGTCGTTTGCCATCGCTGCGCACAGCTGGTAGATCAGGCGCCGTTGTGTCAAAAAGTGTCAATTTTCGGAGGTGACTGGCGCCTGGCTTGACGCCGAAACCCCTCCTGACCTGCGGTGGCGGAGGGATTTGAACCCCCGGACGGTGTTAGCCGTCTCTCGCTTTCAAGCTAGCGGCACCTGCATGTTCTGTCGTGCGCGGGGTCGGTCGGCGTGCTCTGACCAGCGGCTGAACGCGGGGACGATCGCGTTCGATTCCCAGGCATGTGTCACCTATGTGTCATGTCGCCTCGCCCCACCGCTCGCGCCGCACACCTGTTCCCTCCCATGTCGCTGGCGGGGTCTACCTTCACTCCGTGGCGTGGGCGGAGGTCGGACCGGATAGGTGCGAACAGTGCGGCGAGTTGTTCCGCTCCGGCGAGACGCTCGTCGGTTGGGACCCGGGCAACCCCGGCTGCAGGGTGTACCACTGCGGGCGCTGCGGGCACACCGCGCGGGTTCCGGCGAGCCTAATCCGGCTGCGGTGGGTACCGGACCGACCGCGGCGACGGCGGCGACGGTGAGTCCTCCCCTGCGGTGCCCAATCTCGTGTCGATGCGACTGCAAATGTTCCGGTAACCTCTCGACCAGTGTGTTAGCCGGTTGGGGGACGCCATGGCAAACGAACTGAACGTGAACGCTGACGGCCTGCGGGCGGCGGCTGCCAGCAGCGATGTCATCGCGGCGGAGCTGGCCACCGGGACCGTAGACGGTGGGGCGGGCGCGACCCCGAGCCAGGCCGGTGTGGCTGCGATCCTGGCCGCCGCCCAGTCCGCCCGCACCCGGCAGTCCCAGCGCATCTCCGGCCAGGCCGACGACCTCTCGGTGAGCGGCACGCGCTACGACACCACGGACTCGGGCGGTGCCGGCGCCATCACCACGGTGTCCGTGTGAGCCCTGCGGCGTCCCCCGGCGGTGCGCTGCCGTCTCGGTCGGAGCTCGTGGACTGGCCGACCCAGCACCTCGACGACGCACGCTGCGCAGCTGCGGAGCACGGGCGCACAATCCGTCACGTTGTTCGACGAGCACCGCCAGAGCATCGCCGCTCCCGGCGGTACCACTTGGGAGGGTGACGCGAAGGACGCCGCGCTCGACCGGGTCACCGCCGACGCCGCAGTAGTGCGCCGGCAGCGCGATGTTCAGGACGAGGCCGCCGACATCGCCGAGAACGGTGGGCATGACGTACGGGCCGCCAAGCGTGAGGTACTGGAAGCGATCGCCGCGGCCGAGAACGACGGGTTCACCGTCGGCGAGGACTTATCGGTCACCGACTCCCGCAGCTATGACATCAACACGATCGTCGAGCGGAACAGGGCCGCCAAGGAGCACGCCGAAGACATCCGCTGGTATGCCGAACGGCTCGTGCAGACCGACGCTCACGTCGGGGAACGCCTGCATACGAAAGCCGCCGAGCTGGACGGGATCCGGTTCGAGGGTGAGGGCGAGGGACGCGACGGCGAGCCCACGGTGCAGCTGGTGAGCAACGAGTTCAAGCTGAACCCGCAGGACGAGGACGATCCGTGGGCGCCCCACCCGGACTTCCCGAACCGCACGAGGAACGGGAAGTACGGCAAGGAGAACAGCAAAGACGGTGAGGCCGCCGCGAAGGCCGCGCTCGACGAGCGGGAACGCAAGACGCACATCCCGCTCACGCGCCAGGAGGTGCGCGCGACCCACCCCGATGTGCGCCACCCGGACGGGACACCGCAGTTCCGCTACTACGACGCCCTCGAGCCCACCGACAACCCCGATGAGTACCTCGGCATCGAGGCCAAGACGAATCCGAAGGCGCTAAGGCGCGACCAGCAGACGTTCGACGCTGCGGTCACACCCGAGCGACCAGCGACGGCGGTGCTGAACGGACGTGAGATCAGGATCGTCGGCGCCCAGACGGTGTATCCGCCGGAGGGGTGGAAACCACCGTCCGCTGAGATGGGACCGGGTGCCGGCGCTTCTGCGGGCGAGGCCACTGCCGGACCTGTCCCGAAGTCCGCCGTGGACGGCGGCGCCGGTGGGTTCGGCGGTGCCCAGGCCGAGGGCACCGTCCCCGCGACCCCTGCGCCCGGGAACGCTCCAGTGGCCCCGAGCTGGGGCACGCAACTCACACCCCAGGAGATGATCGACAGCGGCGACCCCGCGCTGCGAGTACTCGGAGAGCAGCTCCGCGCGCAGATGCAGCAGGAAGGCAAAGTCGACCCGAGCGGAATCGCCTAAGTCGTGGCCACCCCGCGCAAGTCGACGTTTCTGCCGTCGGCGGTGTACCCCTCGACCGGCCGCAGCACGTAGCCGTCGGGGATGTCGCCGGTCTTGTAGTAGGTGTAGAAGATCTCGGTGGCTTCGTCGGAGGTGAACACCTCGGGGGCACTGACGTACTCGGGACCGTGGGGCAGCTCGATCGCCACGTCCAGCGGCGGGTTCCCCACGTGGGCGTGACCGATCACGTAGCGCACCCCGGCGACCCCCCACTGCTCACCGCCGGGCCGGCGCATGTCAAGCATCATCTTGTCGGCGCGACCTCCGGCCTGGAGGTACTCGGGGGTGTCACCGTGCCGGATGTCGTCGATGGTCTGTCCCGGAGGGAGCGGGGAGAAGGTGAGGTACCAGTTCTCAACGCCGTCCATCGCGCCGAGGGGGCCGCGGAACTGCAATCGCCCGGCTCCGCCGTCCATAGTCGCGGCGCTACCACCGGTGTACTCCATGACGTGAGTCGGGATCCCCATGGCAAGCCACCCTACCCGGCACAGGGGTGGGGTGACGGCGGCGAAGTGGCTGGCGGAGGCCCCCGGAACGGGTACCGCGCGCAGCCGAGTCCGGGTATAGGAACGCCCCGCCACCTGCATCGGTGACGGGGTGCTTGCGTCGGTGGGTCAGGCGGTGGCCGACTCGATCGCGGCCAGGGTGGCGGTCTCGGTGGCGCGCTCATGGATCGTGTCCCAGTGCTCGATCATGATGGGGCCCGCGATCGACTGCCAGTCGTCACCGAGCTCGGCCGCGGCTGCTTCGGAGACAGGATCCGTGCGCAGGACATCGCTGATCACCGCTTGCTGACTGGCCGTGCTGATGCCCCCGAGGCCGTCGAGATCCCAGCGCGCGCGAGCCGCTGCCATGACTCCAACGAGGGTGACGAGAGCCGTGCGCGAATATCCATCAGTGAGGCCGCGGCGATCTGCGGCGAGAGCGATCGCTGCGCGGCGGTGATGTTCCTCCGTGACGGTGAGCGGGGTCGGCGGCTCAGCCTCCGCGGCCCGCGCGGTGATCGACTGCCACTCACGGACCGCCCACGTCTCTGCCGCCAGGCACGGGATGACACCCAGCTGATCACCAGCCACCTCTGCGCGCCGGTCGGCACCCAGCACCTCCATGAGGTACTCGGTGAATCCACCTCCGCCGACCAACTTCGACATGTACAGGGCCTCCGTGACGGCGCCGATGTAGGCCGCCAGATGCGCAGGTCGCCCTCCGTCGCGGGCCTCGACTTCGACGACGTAGCGGAAGCGGGCGGCGTCGGTCTGGATCTCGGTCATGGTTCTCTCCTGGTCTCGGGACGGCAAGGTCATCGCCTACGGAGGGAACCCGCAGAGCCTCATCCTCAACGGGTGGCCCGCACTCGAGGACTCGGTGAAGGGCGGCACGATCTGTCAGGCGTTGAACCAGGAGAATCAAGCGCGGATCAGCGTCTAGCAGAAGGGAATTCACATGACCGACAGGATCACCATCAAGGAGCGGGCTGCGGTTCAGAAGCGCATCGGCGAGCTGACCGCGCACAAGACCAGTGTCACCACGCTGGGCACCACGGTCGCCTCGTCTATCACCGCGCTCACCTCCGCGCTGACGGCCACGGCCGGTGCCGGCGCCGAGCCGGTCCCCAGCGGCATCAGCGACTCGGTGCAGGCCAAGTTCAACACCGCTGCGGAGAAGGTGGGCGGCGCTTCGAGCAAGCTGCAGTCGTGGTTGGACGGCGCCGAGGTGATCCAAGCGGAGGGCGCCGACAAGGTGACAGGCGGCACCGCTTCGGCCGGGGTCGGAGCCTCGGGCACGACGGACACGAAACCCACGGCGGCGCAGGCGAAGCCGTACAGCACGAGCGGAGGATCGACCGGCGGCGTCTCGCCGTACCCCGCCGCGAAGTAACCCGAACGCGACGCCGCGTTCGGTCAGGTATGGTCGCTGGTCAGGAAGTATGTTCCCCGCGCAAGCGGGGATGACCCGTTTGCTGAAGCAGTCGTACCCCTAGAGATCTAATGTTCCCCGCGCAAGCGGGGATGACCCGGCGTCCGAGGCGGGTTACTGCGGACCCGCGCGATGTTCCCCGCGCAAGCGGGGATGACCCACAGATGGGGGTGTCCGGCGCCAGACCCTTCGCATGTTCCCCGCGCAAGCGGGGATGACCCTATGCGGCCCGCGTGTTGAGCAACCGGTGGGAATGTTCCCCGCGCGAGCGGGGTGTTCGCAGCGCAACGGCCCCGGCACCATCACGGTGACCGGGGCCGCAGCTTGTCCGGGATCAGCGCGCCCGCAACGGCGGTGCCAGTTGTGTCCAGCGGTCACGCACTGCTTCTCGCAGCTTGTCACGCGCGGCGGGGGTGATCCAGGCCTGTGCATCAACCGCTGCGCTGGCGTCCTCGGCGTGAAGTCGCATCGCCTCATCCGCACTCTCAGGGGAGCCTCCGACGGTTTCCCACCGCACCAGCGCCTCCGCCGCGGCCTCGGTGTACAGGATCACCGCCGCTCGCGCCTGTTCATGTGCTCCGCCCTCCTCTGAGGGATTCCGTAACCCGTGGAGCATTCCGTTGCGCACCTCGTGGCGGGCGATCGCAATCCGCTGCTCAACGGTGACCGGGGTCACCGCCGCGGCCGTCAGGGCCGCCAATTCCTCTGCCGCAGCGCAGATGTCGTCCCACCGCTCGTGCACCCAACACGCGGCGTAGCGGCAGTGATCATCGTCGAGTTCCTCACCGGCCGCGGCCCACACCGGATCACCGCACACCACCTCAGCGAGGTGGGCATCGCGATCGCCGGCCGAGAGGCTGTACCAGGAGTCTCCGAGACGCATCCGCGACGTGGCTACAGCACCGGCCCAGGCCATCGCCGCGGTGGTCGAATCAGGCGCTGCGGCAAGGGACTCCATCGCCGATGCGGCGTAGTACCGCTCCGCGGCCACCCCGACCGTCGCGGACGGATCGGCGAGTTCCTGCACCTGGAGCAGCGAGTTCACGCGGCTCTCGACGTACATCCAGTTGGTGTCCAGCCAGCCGCCGACACCGAGGACATCGCGGATGTGCAGCTCGCCGCCGGCGCGAGTGGCCAGCAGGTCACCACAGAGCAGTTCCAGCCGTGCCTCCGCTTCGTTCTGCGCTTCGACGGTGCCGATCCGCCACCGTTGCTTGGCCTCCGCGTAGAACCCGGCGAACACGACGGTGGCCGTCGTGGTGTGCGGCTGTTCTCGGGCGCACTCCTGAGCCACGCGGCGGTACAAGGCAGCTGACTGCTCCGGCCAGTCCTTCGTCTCCATGGCTCTAGTCTCCCTGCTCCCGGCCCGCACTCGCCACTCGACACAGCAAACTCCATTGCCGACCCTGCACACTCAGTCGCCGACCTGGTTCACTATCTCAAATACCAGCTACACCAGACCAATACGTGGCGTGCCACCGATTCGACCGGTAGGCTTGATTTGACCGATTCCACCGATTCAGCAAACTACGGAGCACACCTTGACCGCAACCCTCACCGCCCTGCCCACCACCTGCGCTAGCTGCCAGCACACCGCGCGCATCGACGCGATCACCGCCGAGCTGGACCCCGACCGCCTCGCCAACCGGGTGCGCGCCATCCTCGCCAGCGCGGAGCCGGCCGACGACGACGCGCTGTGGATCGGCCCCGACCGCGACCTCCTCGTCGACGTCGCGCGCGGGGAGACCTGGGAGGGCGAGTGGACGCGCACCGCCGAGCAGCAGTTGCACCTGGCCTTGGTGCACCTCGCTGCGGCACTGGCCGCCGGCGCGAAGCTCTGACCGAGCGCAGCGAGGTAGGGCGTCAGCCCTGACCCACCCCCGACTCCGGCCGCCGCATCTGTCCCCCACGGTGCGGCGGCCGGCTCCACTTCCACGAACAAGGAGTTCCACATGATCGAAACCCTCTCCGCCGTCGTCTTCACCAAGCCGGGCTGCGCCCCCTGCACCTGGGTGAAGAAGACTCTCGAACAGCACGCCGTTCCGTTCACGGAACGGGACGTGACCGCCGATCCCGCCGCAGAAGCCACGCTCCGCATGCTCTACGAGGGCCACCGACCCGGGCAGCACCCCGCAACCCCCGTGACGCTGCTCGCCACGCCGGAAGGCGCAACGACGGTGTTCGGCCCCGACATCCGCTCCCACCTCCGCCGGTTCACCCGCGCCACGGACGCGGCCTGACCGGAACAGGAACTAGGACGACGCACATGGACACGAACACCGACATCACGCAGCCGCCGCTCGACCTGATCTCGCGCCCCGAGGCAGGCCGCGTGCTCGGCTGCGGCCCCCGCGGAATCGACGGCCTCATCACCCGCGGAGAGCTCTGCGCATGGAGAGTCGGCGCGCGCGTGAAGCTGAGCCGCCGGGAGGTCGTGGAGTATTTGCTCCGCGGACAGGGCTGGGTGCCCGCCGGGCGGGAGAAGTCGTGAGTGCACTCACCACCGACGCCAAGATCCGCGGCCTCATCGAGGGGCTGCACGACATGGCCTTCGACACCGAGAAGGCCCGCGACTACTTGCGGTTCACCCTGCAAGAAGGGTGCTGGCGCGACTACCGCACCCCGAACGGTGTCCGGATCACCCACGCCGACTTCTACGAGTTCGTCACCGCGCTGAGTCCGCACGGTCTCTCCACCGCGATGACTCGGATCACGCCCGAGGGGCTGCGCGTGCTCGCGGCCGGCGACCGAGAGCTGACCGCGATGCTCGGCCAGGCGCTGGGCACCGTCACCGATCCGGCCGCGGAGGCCTCCCTGATCGCAACAGACCTCCGGAACCGTCTCGCACCGGAGGTTCTGGCCGCGCTGCGGGTGGAGCTCGTGGCCGAGGGCAGCGCGGCATGACTGCCTACGAGTCTTCCGAGGCCATCCACGCCGCCGGCTACCTCACCGTGCTCGACGCCGCGGAGCTCCTTGGAGTCACCCGCCTCACCGTGGACAACATGATCTCGAGCGGGCGCCTGCAGGCCGTGCACCGCGGACGCCGTTGGGTCACGCGGCGGGAGTGGGTGGCAGTCGCGCACCGTGGCCATCGGCCCCGACGCCGAGTTCCCGCCGACATGTTGACGATCACCGAGGCCGCCGAGCGGGCGGGCGTGCACCACACCACGGTGCGCAAAGCGATCAAGGACGGTCGTCTCCCGGCCACCACCCCGGCGTGGCCGAACGGCTACGGCATCGATCCGGCGGCCGTCGACGCGTGGGCGCCGCACGCCCGGAAGCCGAATACCGCGGCGGCGACTCGGAGCGAGACCGCCGCGAGCTGGCGCCGGGCGAACGGATACCTCAGCGTGGCGGAGGCCGCCGAGCTGCTGAGCATCACCCGGCAGGCGCTGCAGGTACGCATCACCCGCGGGCAACAGGAGGCGGTGCGCGCCGGCGCCGACACCCCGACTCCGGGAGCGTGGCTGATCCGAGAGGCGGACGCACCCCGCCGCTTCAGCTGACCGACCAGGAGAAACAGAACACCCCGCCACCTACTTGGTGACGGGGTGTTCTTCTGTCCGGACTTCTACTTGATCGCACCCGGGTCGAGCGCTCCGGGCGTCGACGACGGCACCGTGGTGCCGGTTCCAGTGTTGGTCGACTCCGCGTTCGCCGGACCCGCGCCGGGAGCTGCGGGCTTCGGCACCCCGGGCGTTCCAACGCTGGGCACGCCACCGGTACCCGCAGCGGGCTGCGAGGTGTCCCCGGACTGCTGCCCGCCCTGCGACGTGTCGGTCGGTCCCGTAGGTGCTCCGGTAGCCCCGGGCACCTGGTGCTGCACCCCGCCGGTCTGGCCGGACACCGGACCCTGCGGCTGCGCAGGAGCCGGTGCGGCCGGTGCCTGCTCACCCGGCTGTCCCGGCTGTGCGCCGGGGTTCGGGTCGTTCAAGTGGAAGTAACCGGCCCGGTCACCCAACTGCTGTGGGAGCTCCGCAGCGCCGACGATCTTGTACTCCGACAAGTCGTAGAACTTGCCGTCGCCGAGGAGCATGTAGCTCTTGTCGCCGGCCACCATGATGTCGCCGGGCTTCGCCTCAGCCGGCGACACCTGCTTACCCGGATCCTGGCCCGGCACAGGCGGAGTGAGTCCCGCCTGCGCAGCCGCGTCGGCCAGCGACACGGGATGCGCGGGATCAGCCTGGCTGAGGATCTGCGCCAGCTTCGCCGTCTTCGCGTCGGGGAAGGTGGTCTTCTGCCCCTTCACGTCGACCTCCCGGTTCTGCTCGGCAGCCTGGGCTGCATGGGCCGCGTTCTGCTGCGCGGGAGTGGGCGCAGCTGCACCCGGAGCGGGCACGGTGGCCGCCGGCGCGACCACGCCGGGCTTCTGCTCCTGGTTCGGCACAGCTGCCTTCGCCTGCTCAGGCTTGGCGCCGGAGAGCGACTTGTCGTCGAGCTTCTTCTCCTTGTCGTCCGTCTTGCGCTCGCCGAGCTTGCGGTCGTCGCCGAGCTTCTTGCCCTCGTCCTTCTTCTCCGAGGTGTCGGGCTTCGACGACGAGAGCGGGGTGCCGCCCTGTCCGCTGCCGAGCCCCTGTCCGGAACCGAGCGGGGAACCGCCGCCGAGACCGCTGCCGGAGCCGAGCGGGTTCGACGTGGACGGGGTGGCCGCCTTCTGCTGCCCCAACTGCGACAACAACTTCGAGATGTCGTCGTTCGTCTTCGTCGGCGTCTCGGTCTTGGTCGGCGTCTGCGCTGCGGGCGTGACCGCTGCGGGAGTGGCGGTGACAGGCTTGGCCGGCGTCTCGGCCACTTTCTTCTCCGGAGTGGTGCCCGCCGGCGTGCCCGAGCGCACCGCCACCACGGGCGGCGGCGTCTCGTCGAACAGCTTCGTGAGCTTGTCCTCGGCCGCGATCACTTGCGCCTGCCCCTGCTCCAGCTTGGTGACCATCGTCTGCGCAGGACCGTGATCGCTGAGGGTGCCGCCGTCGGCCAGCTGCGACCGGGCCGCCTTGTTCGCTTCCTTCACCGCGTCGTAGCTGGTCTCGGCACCCTTGCTGATCGCGGCCAGCTGACCGGTGATCTCCGTGACCTGCGTCTTGAGCTTGGCCATCGCCGCGAAGTGCGGAGCCAACGCCTGGCGCTGCTCGCTGATGTACTGCTCGCCGGACTGCTGCATCACCTTGTCGATTTCGGCGAAGTGCTCGCTGATCCCGGTCAGATACTCCGTCGCCGCGGCCGCCACGTCGGGTGTGTCGAGGCGGAGCGCTGCGGGCGGGTTGCTGTCCCACACCGTGCCGTTCGGCCCATCCAGGAAGCTGAACACGTTCGCCTGAGCTGTGCGCAGCGCCGCGTCGGAGTTGGAGACACCCGCGACCTCCTTCGCCGCGGCCTGCAGCATGTAAGTGTTCTCGCCGTCGGGCTTGTCCCACTGGCCGACCCCTTCGGGACCGAAACCCCAGGTGTCCCAAGCCAAGCCGAGGCCGATTCCGACCCAGCCGATAGGGCCGGGCACCATCGACACCAGGCCGAGGACACCGCCCACGTAGTCGCCGGATTTGAACTCTTTCACAGCGGCATACCCGCCGTAGAGGACGCCCACGCCGGGCAGAGCGCGGGCGCCGTACTTCGCCACCTTGCCGAGCGCGGCCTTCGCGCCCTTGTCGCCCAGCTTCGTCGCGATGTCGTCACCGGCCTTCTCACCGAATCGGTACTCGGCTCGGATCAGCCCGGGGATGCCCGAGACCGGGTGCTTGAAGGTGTTGCCGTACGCGCCCGCGAGCTCCTTGCCCGCAGCGCGGAGGTCCGCCGGCTTCGGCTTCGCGTCGGGCTTCGCCTTGGAGTCAGCGTCCGGCTTAGCGTCGCCGGTCTTGGTGTCAGCGTCGCTCGTCTTGGTGTCCGCGTCGCCGGTCTTGGCGTCGGTGTCGGGCTTCGTGTCGCCGGTCTTCGCGTTGGTGTCGCCGGCCTTGGAGTCCGTGTCCGGCTTCGGGTTGTTGGGGTCGATGTCCTCGTACTCGACGTCGAGCGGAGGTGGCTCGGGGGTCACCTTCACCTTGGGGTCGACCTCCTCGAACTCGACGTCGATGTCGTCGGGCTTGATGGCCATAGTCAGTTACCTTCCTGTGCGGTGAGTTCCATCGCGGCCGCGGTGTCCAAAACCGTTGCGCCGAGGAATGTCTCGAATCCGGGGCCCGGCGTGTAGGTGCGGGCGATCGCGTCGTACTTCTCGCCGCGCTCGACGAGTCGACGACCGAGAGTTGCTGTCGGCACACCGACCGGCGGCACCTTCTTGGAGCGGATCAGGCGGTCGAGGTGAGTCAGGGTCACGTCCAGTTCCTGTTCCACGCGCACCTTCTGCGCGGCGGGGCTGGGCTCGCGGCCGCTCACCTGGAACTGCGCCGCCTCACCTTCGGACCCGCACGCGACCGCGGAGGCGAGGGTGTGCATGTAGAGCTGCTTCTCGCGGCCCGCGTCGGTGATCGTCGCCATCTCACGCACCTCCGCTCAGCGCGTCGCGGTATCGCATCACCGTGCGGGCCGAGACGCCGTACTCCTCGGCGAGCGCGGCGATACTCTCACCGGCCTGCGCCCGCTGCGCGATGTGGATCCTGGTCTGTTCGTCTTCGATGGCGTGGGGGAAGAACTTCCCGGGCATCTTCTGAGTTTGCTGGTTCATGCCTCCAGCATGACACGCCACGTGACATCCTGGAGTTACGCAACAACTTTAGGGTGAACCTGGCAGGTGCACCTTCGTTTGCTCAGGCCTCGCCGAGCAGCTCGCGGATCACCTCGGGCGAGTAGGTGCGTTCCCATCGCCGCCGCGCACCGCGGGCGCAACCCTCGATGATCGCCTCGCGCTCCCAATCGGTGAGCACCTGCAGCTTTCGTTGTGCCCCTTGCCATTCCGCGGCGTACGCGCGGACCGTACTCGGTGCGATCTGGAATTCCTCCGCCAACTGTTCGACCGGGATCCCGTCGCGCACGGCGGCGGCGATGTCGCGGCGGACGGTCGGGTTGGCTACTGCGTGCTGGAACGGGGTGCGCTGCTCGGTCATGCCCAGCAGCGTGCACCGCGGCGGCGATCAGGACGGTGCGGGGCGCGAGCGTCAGCGGAGCTCGTCGTCGGGATCGCCGTACTCGTCGAGGTGCTTCATCGCGCTGGGCAGGATCCGGACCCGGTCCGGCGGGATGCCCATCTCGGAGCGGGGCGCGATCCGCAGCTCACCGCGGGCCTCCGCCTCGCGTAGCTCGCGCTGCTTCTCCTCGGGCAATGTGTCGAAGTACTCCTCGGCCACCACCAAGGAGCCGGGCACGACGCGGCGCGGCTCCGGCTCCAGGTGCACGTCGGGGCAGTCCGCCATGCAGCAGCCACACCAGCTGTACCGGTCGTGATCCAGCGCTTCCGGGTCGTCGCACCAGAGCGGCGCGTTGTCACAGCGGCCGTCGTCGGTGGCGAAGTGCTCGTCGGGGCAGTCGCACTTCGGGGCGGACGCGGACTCGGGCATGTGCCGAAGAGTAGGCCGAACCGGTGACACAGGTCGACTGGTTTGTCCGCGGCGGTCCGGACGCGGCCACCGCAGATCCGAGCACCGCAGACCGCCACGGGAGCGAAGGCCGGAAGCGCTGTCAGGGTGAGTCAGCACATCTGGCCGAGCCGCAACGGTGCATACGGCGGCACCGACAGTTCCTTATCGCCCATCACGCTCTCGTACCAGGCGAAGCTGACCGCCGTGGACATCAGCATCTTGCCCGTGGGTGTGCGCGCATCGAACGGCTCGCACAACGACCACAGCCGAGCCCCGCACTTCTGCGCAGCGTCGTTCAACTCCAAGGCGTGCAGCACGTCGAGGGTGAGCCGTTCCCACTTCCAGACCACGAGCGTGTCACCGGCGCGCAGCTGGTTCATCGCCTCGGCGAGTTCGGGCCGCGACTTGTCGTTTCCGGACGCGTCGGCGTCGGTGTAGATCAGCTCGCACCCCGACTTCTCCAACCGCCACCGCTGCACGTCGCCGTCGCGGGCTCCAGCCTCTGTCCGCACGTATCCGATCAGCCGCCCGACGGTCTCGGTTTCCTTCTTCTCGTCGCTCATGGCCGGCACCGTGGTGACCGGCGCTCCGGATCGCCGACCGCGGCGCGTCCGAACCTCCCGGAATCGGGCAAACCGCCCGTCTCCGGCCCCTCCAGCTGCTACTTAACCGCCAAGTTCGGTAGCATCGCAGGTAGAAGCGTTTTCACCTCAGAACAGGATTTCCGCCGTGAAGCTCGTCGCGTACCTCCGAGTCAGCACCATCGAGCAGGCCGAGCACGGCTTCGGCCTCGACGCTCAGCGCGCGGCGATCAAGGCCGCCGCGAAGACGGGTGGCCACCGCATCGTGGGGTGGGTCGCCGACGAGGGACTGAGCGGTGCGCTCGACGCCGACGCCCGGCCCGGCCTCACAGAGGCGCTCGATCTGATCAACGCCGGAACCGCCGACGGCCTCATCGTCCGAGACCTCGACCGGCTCGCCCGCTCGGTCACCGTTCAGGAGGCGGTCCTCGCCGCGGTGTGGACCGGGACGACCGCCGAGGTGTTCACGTCGACCGGTCCAGTGCCGCGCGACGATCCCGACGACCCAATGCGCACCGCCTACCGCGAGATGACCGCCGTGTTCTCCGGACTCGAGCGGCGGATGATCGCGAAGCGTCTCCGCGACGGCCGCAAGGCCAAGGCGGCGAAGGGCGGATGGGCCGCCGGCCGCACACCGTACGGGTACCGCAGCGAGAAGAAGGGCGAGCGCGGTCGCGACAACCAACACGGCGCGCTCGTCGAGGTGCCGTCTGAACAGGCGACCCTCAAGCTGATGCTCGACATGTCGAAGGACGGGGCAAGCTCCCGTCAGATCGCCGCGGCGCTCACCGAAGCCGGGCACCCCACGAAGCGCGGCGGACGGTGGCAGTCGGCCACCGTCACCCGCATCCTCGCCCGGCATCGGGAAGTCGTCCAAGAAGGAGTTCCGGCATGAACCCGAACCCCGACCGCGAAGCAGCGGCAGCGGGCCTGCGAGCCCGCATCCGTCGCGAAGAAGCGGCCCTGCACGCCGAGGGATACGTCACCATCGACGACGCCGCGGCGTTGCTCAACATGCACCGCGACACCGTGACCAGAATGATCGTCGACGGCCGTCTCCGCGCCACGCGCATCGAGGACCGCACGGTCACCCGGCAGGAGTGGATCGACGCGGTGCCCCGCAGCCGCAAGGACGCGGCGCTGTGGCGCCGCGAGCACGGGTGGCTGTCCGTGGCCGAGGCCGCTGCCGGGCTCGGGATCACCCGACAGGCGTTGAACGTCCGGATCAGCAAGGGGACACAGCCCGCCGTGCGGGCCGGCGCCGGCACACCGACGCCGGGAGCGTGGCTGATCCGCGCCGGGGATGTGCAGCGCCGGGCGGCGTGAAACGCGTGTCACGTGCATTCCTCGGAGCCCGATAGCGTTGCGTCCATGGGAATCCCGACGCACGTCATGGAGTTCAGCAGCGGCGCTGCCTCGGTGAAGGGCAGCGGCTCTAGTCGTCTGCAGTTTGTCAGCCCGCTGCGTCGGCTGAACGGCACCGAGCGCTGGTTCATCACCTTCTACGCGCTGCCGCCGGGCAAGAGCTACGAAGAGATCCGCCACGAGGGCACCACCGAGTACATCCAGGCGGGCGGCAGCGCCGAGGCGATGATGCTCGACATCCGCAAGCCCGGCGGACAGCAGTGGGGTGCTGAGTCGGTCCGCTACTTCATCGGGCACCCACACGACGGGACTCCGCCGCTGGACGTGGCGATCGAGTTGCCTCGCGGCCCCGAGTTCGTCAGTGCCGCAGAGGTGTTCGAGGCCGAGGAGGCAGCGGACATCTTCATCTCGTACTACAAGACCGGAGAGATCCCGCCCGGCTACGTGCTGCGGCCCGTCGAGGGCTACACCCGCGACGGCTGCCTGATCGACCTGCGAGGAGTCCGGTGATGGATGAGATGACAGTGCACCAGCCTCGAGCCACCGCGTTGTAGGAACCGTTGGTCAGATCACTCCCGACACGTGGAGGGTCGCAACGAGGTCAAGGACGTGCAGGAGCCCGAGGATCAGGATCACAGCACCGACTGCGATGGGCCAGATTCCGCCGGAGTGCGGGTTCGATGTGCGGTGGACGTCCGATCGCACCGACCCGTCCGGATGCAGCAGGCGAAGCTCATCTTCGCGGTTCCAGCGAGCGCGGGCGACACGTCGGCGAACACCGACTACGACCAGCGCCCCACCCGCGGCGATGAACAAGACCGCGCGGATCGCGGGGCCGACCCACGGCGTGCCACCGCCTTCGGCGAGCACGTACTCAACCATCACCCGTTCCCCTGATCCGCCTGTGCTAGTGGATGTCTCGCTCCCGTGACGTTGCCGTGGAGAACCGGGTCACCACTCGTCTTCGTCGTGCTCTTCGAGCGGCGGGCGCGGCTTGCGCATCACCGACACCGCCCAGATCACGCCGCCGACCACCGCTGCGACCATCGCGAAGAACAGCAGCTGTCCCATCAAGGCGGCCATGGTCATCCCCCTCGTCGCGCTCAGTGCGGTACTTCGTCGAGACCGTTCGCGGCGAGTGTCTCCGTCATCGCGGCGACCACCTGTTCGGCCGACCAGTCGTCCGGAGCCGAGATCAGCGTTCCTCCGGCCAGTTCCGTCGCCGTGAGCCCGTCCGCGACCCGACCGATGGTTCCCACCTCGGAGCTGATCCAGGTGCGGTAGCCGGCTCCGATCTTCCAACCGCCGCGGCGTGCAAGGCGATTGGTCGCGGTGTCGGTCAGTGTCAGCGTCGCAGGTCGCCAGGCGGACGCGACGGCCGCGCACACCGCGTCGCCCACGTCACTGGTGAGGCCGCCGGGCGAGGTCTCCCGGAGTTCGATATGAAGGTCATGGCTGGGGATCCTCCCGCCGAGGCTGACGGATCCGGCATGGACCGAGACGTTCACACGGACCGATGACCCCGCCCCCAGCAGGACCATGGAGTATCCCTCGCCGGGGAGGCTGTCGCCTTCGACGCCTTCGGCGACGTGCTCGCGCATCTGGTGTCGGCGGACTATGCCGACCAGCGCCTCCAGGTCACCCTGCCAGCGATCGCCGCGGGCGGTGGCCCAGTGCGTGACGCCCAGGATCTCACCCAGCTGGGTCCGCAGTGCGTCGGTACGGGCAGCGATCCACTCGGGGGTCTCCGAGGTCGCGACCCAGAACGCGTTCACGAACGCGGAGCCCATCCAGGCTGTGCCGCTCCAGAGGGTTCTGCAGGTGCTCAACGCTAGGACGCGCCGTTACTGTCGATCCCGGCAGCCCGATCGCGTAACCGATCCGCGATCTGGCCCAGCCACTCCTTGTAGGTCAGCGGGTCGGGTCCGTAGTCGACGCCGACTTTGCGCACCAGGAATTGTTTCAGGTCCGCTTCCGCACGGGCCTCGCGCAAGTCATCGATCTCCTGAGCCAGGGTCCGTAGGGGCTCGGCGACGGGATCTTCGTTGACATAGTTGTCGACGATGCCTTCCCAGTCGTCGGCTTCCAGATCCCAGTCTTGATGGAAGTTCGTAGCTAGGAATTGGTACAAGTCCGTGGAGATCGAGCCGTCGTTCATGGCTTGGGGAATCCTGTCAACACGTACCATCCACCGTTTCCGTCACCTTTGAGCACCACTTTAACGCTGGTACCCGTTACCGCTTCAGCGGCGCCACGTTCCAGTACTGTCCCGCCGGTGAAGGGCGCATCGAGCTCGAGTTTGCGTGGCGCTCCGTTTGCGACCCAATCGTTGAGGAGTTGCTGATTGTGTTGGAGTGCGGTGCTGACAGCGGAGGCCGCTTCGTCAGCTGTTGTGAACGTTGAAACCGTCTGAAGTCGCGTTGTGTCCAGGCGCGCGGAGAGGTCGTCGAAAGTTTGGCCGACGTGGCGCTCGATGAGGTGTCCGCCGGCGTTTTCGCTCGCCGTCAGAAGTGCGCCGGTGTCCTCGATCCCATAAGGCGCGACATGCCCAGTGTCCACGGTGTGGTCGACGCTAGGAGGGGTGTCTGTGGTGTGGTGCGGCGCCTCGGCTGTGTCTGCGTGAACGGGTGCGTCACCGCGTCCGCTGCTCGGGACGTCGTCAACGTGTGTCGGTGCGGGATCGGGCGCGTGGTGCTCGACCGGGGCGTGCCCGGCTGCGGGTGCATCGACCGGAGCGTGCCCCGCTGCGGGGGTCGGCCCACACGGTCTTCCACCTGGCGAGCATGGGGTTGATGCTGGTCCGCTTCCAGACGCCGCGGTCGGTCGTGCCGGTGCGGAGTTCGGTGATCAGCACCTCGACGTCGTGCTTCGTGATCGCCTGCACCTTCACGTCGCCGTAGCGGTCGACCACCGGTTGCAGTGCCGCGGTGTAGGCGTCGGCGGTCGTGGGCTTCACCCGCGCGGACTTCGCGCAGAGCCACGCCTCGACGGCTTCGCGCACCGTGAGGTCGCTCGGCGGTGTGTGCGTTCCGGCGGCGAGCTCGGCGGAGGTCTTGTCGTACCACTCCTTGGCCTCGGCGGCCGTCTTGAACCGACGCTTCGGCTGCATCCGGCGGCCGTCGGGCAGCACTACGTTGATGCGGGCCTCGTAGGTGACGCCGCGCTTGCCCACGGCGCGGGTGATGTAGCTGGGGAGTCGTGCCATGTGTGAAATCCCATCGCGTGATCCGAAAAGGACCAGTTGCGCGGGACGACACGCCGACACAGCGCCGGACTCATTCCCCGGCGGTTGTGTCAAAAAGTGTCAATTTTCGGAGGTGGCCGGCGCCTGGCTTGACGCCGAAACCCCTCCTGACCTGCGGTGGCGGAGGGATTTGAACCCCCGGACGGTGTTAGCCGTCTCTCGCTTTCAAGG